ATACTGGGCTTGCGACATTATCTTTTGAGCGTCTAGTAATTCCTTGGCAGGCAATAGGTTTGTTTGACTGGCCCTGAGTGTCTTTACATACCAATCGTCATCTAATGCGGCTTTTTGATATATTTCCCAAAAAGCATTGTGTCCTTTAGGAGTACCAATAAAGACGGCCCATCCTTGGCGGTCAGCTAATAATGGCCTAAGAATCTCTCCCCATACCCTTGGCTTCATGTCTGCAAATTCATCTAGGATGGCTCCATCACAATACTGGCCGCGAAGCGAATCAGGAGCATCGGCCCCAAATAGCCTTATACGCGCCCCATTGATTAACTCTACCCATAGTTCTGATTGATTGGCTTTGACGGCTACGGGCGCGGTAAAGCGTACCAAGTAGTCCCATGCAATAGATTTAGCCTGACTGTATAGCGGTGCAAGGTAAAAATAGCGTCCATTTTCCTTTTTTTCTGTAAGGGCGCGGTAGATTAAGTCGTTAATACACGATACGGTCTTACCGCAACGCCTATGCGCCACGATAATGGCCCAGCGTTGCTTACGGTCGTGAAAGTCTTGAAATACGCTACGGGGCTTGTATTCGAGCGTTATCTTACGCTTTACTTGCTCCATTCAATCTCTAGCTTAATTGGTCCATTGTTTTCCCCTACATGCTCAGTACGGGCCAGCTTTGGAATATGGTATTCGGCCATCTTTTGCATAATGTCTAATGCTTTATCCGGTGCTGGCGGTACTAACCATAAAGCAATGCCGTTACGCTCTGCTTGGCGTTTAATAGTTATTTCACCGTCTTTAATGGTTTCCATCAATGGAATGCCGTTAGCGACCTTTTCAAGCCAACTTTGCATTTGGGGGGCATTACCCTCTACTAGAGTTGAAAAAGCCTGCCTAGCGGTTGCTGTGGTCTTATTGGGCGACCCTTTGGGCCTACCCTTACCAGCATTACCAATATTTTCGCCTATTTTATTGCTCATACCTTACCCAAGTGGTTGATTAAGATAGATTAATTGTAGGCTATTTTTGCTGATTAAACAATCTTTCTAATATTGCTTTACGGTTATCCTCATCTACCATAGGTACAGCTAATGCTCCAGCCATAGGGTTTGCACTCTTTTGCATAAATGGGTCAAAAGCCGCAAATCGACTACGCAATACAGAAGGGTCGCTTATTGCATAAGACAATCCTTCACCTTCGTTAGTGTTCATGTACTTTAAACCTTTGTATCCGGCTTGGTCCACTAAGTTACGCATAGCGTCGTTATATTCATTCATAACTTCTCTTGTGGCGGGGCGTTCATCTACCGCTATACGCTCTGCAATCTTTTTAATGCCGCCTTGGTCTAAGTTTTTATTGCCTTTAAATTGTTCGACCAATTCATCAGCATGGAAACTACCTTTATCCTTAGCGTTTAGAAAGTCCGCATATTTGCTTTTAAGCATTGGAGCGATATTTGCCCCTTCAGGATAATCTATACCCCTGTTGCCAAATGTCTTTAAACGATTCTCTGCTTGTTCAAGCGTTCCTACATGGAAACCATAGTCTGACTTGCTTGGGTCAATGTTTCCAGCTATTTCACCCCTAGAACCATGATAAAGTTCTTTTGACGGCGCGGTTTCAAATCCCATAGCCCTTGCTCTTTGCATGGCGGTGTTGTTTGCCGGCAGATTTAGCCCACCTTCTGAATATGGCAATGCGGCTCTTAATTGAGCGGTTTGCATTCTTCCTAGCGGGCCTACTATGTTTTTAATGCTACCCATTACATTTGGGGCATAGTTCTGAGTAAACTCTTGCATAGCTTCAGGATAGTAATTAGGGTTTAACTGTCCTGTTGCAAAATCAGTTTTATACATCCCGCCCATGGTTTTATCCATGGCGCGTTGGTTTGTTTCTAATTGTTGTGGCAATGTCCGAAAATGCTCAACAATCGGGTCCCCAAGGGCCGATTCTGTCGGTGGCTTATAGCCTGCTCTTAGCAAATCAGATAGTGTTGCCATGTTATTCCTGTGGCATAGGCCATCTTAATTCGCCATAGCCAATAAATGGGCTTTTGCCTTGGTCTTGCCTGTAATTAGCCCATTGTTCCGCTCTACGGTACATATCTTCAGTAGGCTGTTGGTTTGCCAGCAATAATTTAATTTCTTGGCGATTCATTGTGGGGTTTAATAATGGATACTGCATGCCGTTGTTATCCGCTGATATTTCAGTAGAAACACCGCCGGCTTGATTAGGTAAATGCCCGAACCATCCGCTACCTTTAGGTAAAGATACATCCTCTACGCTTTCAATATGGCGAAAACCATAAGGAGCAATACCACGAAGGGCATTAGCAAGGGCTTTGGTGTTATCAGCCATTAGAACGGGTCTTTACGGACTTTATTAAATTGTTTAGTTAGCATTGCGCGGCGTTTATCCCGTGCATTTTCAGCTTTTTGTAGTCCGCTTGGTTTGCCTGCTCCAAACTCTAAATCAAGCTTTTGCGGTTCTTTACCACTTTTAGCTTTCTTCATGCTGTCTTTACGCTCGTAGTCCATATGTAGCCTTTACTTTAGGTTTACTAGCTTGTAAACAGTTGAATTAATTAGGTCTGCAATTTCGTCCACAATATTTTGCAATTCGCTATCTTCCGGCAAATCTTGGCGCGCATCCGCTACAAATCCTTGAAGGGACTTAAGATAGCTAACCGGCTCTTTAGGTTGGTGATATTGATTTGGGAACTTGGTAATCTTGCCGTACTTACCCATGTAGCTTTCTACAAAAGTATCGGTTAAATCGACAATCCCATCATAGTATTCAGCTAGGGCTATATGCTTAGCGTAGCTGTCCGTGGACCAATGAAAGAAATGCGTATTCGTCGCTGAATGCAACAATGTCGCGGCAAAAAGGGCGCAATTCTCCATATAAATCTCCTAGTTACCTAATTATATTACTTCTTTTGCAAAATCCATACACTCCAGTACGGATAATGTTCAAAAAAGTTTTTATCAGAATTAGCTTCAGGGCTGTATTTAGAGCGGACAAATCGGTTATAGCTTTCTACATCAAATACAAAACCGTGTTTATCAAATAAGTTGTACCAATAGGAAATAGGCTGAATGTTTACATGCGTAGGGTCGCCCATGTACATTTCTTTGGTTTCACCGTCTTTTACTGCGTCTAGGCATACAAAAAGCTTACCGTCTTTGGCCAATACGCGGCTAAATTCGGCCATTATGCTGTCCATGAGTTCTTCAGGTATATGTTCTAGGACTTGGGCGGTATGAATCAGATTTGCGCTGTTGTTTTGTACAGGCATTTCAGCCATGGACCCACAATAAAGCGGAATATCAAAATGCGCGCTACCCATTTGAATCATGGCAGGGTTAAGGTCTATGCCTAGGACTGGGTAATTAAGCTTGGCAAACCCCTTTAGAATTGACCCGCAGGCGCATCCTGCATCTATTACCAATCCCCTAGTCTTACAAGCTTCTGTAACCATTTTGGCGTATTCTTCCTGCCAATAACCATGCCCTAGGTAATCAAGGCCAGCGTTCTTATGTTCGTCGTAATACTCTTGGGTGTATTCAGTTACGGTTAGGTTTTGTATTAACATTTTGGCTCTATTTCCTCAATCATTACCAAGCATCCACCGCCCTTTTTGATTTCTCCGCGCTCGACCAATAAAATATCAATCTGTTCGTCATCATCAAATACGCCAGCATCCGTTAAAGCGTCCCATAAAGCTTTAATTCTGTTGTCAATGTCTTGTTTACGCTTATCTCTAGGGTAAAGGACTACTTTCATTTCAAGCCTTACAGAACCTAGTTTTGGTACGCGATACTCTGCAACATAGTCGCTTACTTGTTCTTTAAATGCGCGCCCAGCCTTAGATATTCCCATTCTTCCGCGAAAAATGGTGCGGTAAGAATTTACAGAAGGTGGTAATGGAAGGTTAAGAATTAGCATTTAATAATTCAAGTAATTGCACGGTTTCTAGTGTCATTTCTTCAAATTTTGGTATATAAGTGGCCTGATTCAAATAACAAGGCAATCGTTTTTCTGTGCGCTTCTTCCCAAAATTCCACCCTTTCGACCTTAGACATTTTAGTCCCTTGGTCAAGTTCTGAGTGGCATTTGAAGCATAAACTGGCAATTCTGTAATCTGAAGCTTTGATTC